GATTTTGATATCGCCACCTTGTAGATGCTTGATAACTATTCTGTTTCTGCTGTCTACTTCAGCAACTACATTTTCAAATCCTGCTGCATTTATTGCTGCTGCAATAGTATCAGCGTCTGTTGCATCACCTGAAATAACAGGAAGTTCGCCGCCTACTGTACCAAAGTTAATAGTTTTTGTTGCTAGGAAAGTTTGACTGTTAGCATCAGTTTCTTGCATAGTAAACGCCAATGTTAAACCTTCTTTTGCAAGCAGTTGAGTTGCAACAACAGAACTGGTTATTGTAGTCTCTCTTGATTGCGATCTGCTGTAGATTTTAAATACTGCTTCTGAAGGATCTTGTTCAGTTGCATTGTATTTGATATAAGTCTCGCCTACTGGAAGATTTAAACCGCCGCCTGCTCTGTCAAGGTTGTAAAGAGCAGTTGCGTTTGATGCAAACAGTGGTGAAGCCACTGATTCCCATAGTTCAGTTTCACTGTTCCAACGCTGATATCTCCAACGTGCTCCGCCATTTGGTTCAGTTGTTTTTACCCAAACTGATCCTGATGGACGAGGAGTTGTATCTGTTAGTTTAAACTCTGGAACTTGTGTGTGGGGTGATATCTGTGTTGAAACAGTTGCATATGTCGCTGGATCAATACCTAGTGCAGTTGCTAGTGTTCCTGCAACAGTAACTAGATCACCGCTTGTTCCGTTGTTAGTTAATACAAATGCACCGCCTACTGCTTTTGCAACAACTCCCGAACCTGTAAGTGCAGTGTTTGCAGCTTCTACTGTTGTTGCTAGATCACTGCCTTCAGTAAATGTATAGTCAGTGGCACCGACAGTTATAGTCATTTGATCTCCACTGTTGTCAATAGTAGGACTTGTACTGCCAGTTGCTACAGCATAACTTGCTTTCCAAGCAGGTGAACCTACTAGTACCCACATATTGTCTGAGTTTTTATACCAAAATCTAATAGTATCCGATACTGCTGTTACAGCATATTGACCAATAGCACCTGCTGAACTTTTTGGAGTATATGGCTCTGAACCAATTGTTCTTGATACATCAGTGATTACTATTGGAGTTTGAGAAGTAAATGTCTGACCATTTGTTTCTGTAACTGGTTCGCCGTTCCACTCAAAAATACCCCACTGAGTTGATTGTGTATCTAACCAGTTAGTACCGTCATCTGGATTAGCACCAGGCTCTTCTGCTTGTGGCTGAAGCTTCCCTAGGTCAATGTCTGCGCGAGTTACATAAACTCTATTGCTAACACCTAATAGTGAATACGCTGTTTGCAATCCGTATTCATTTAGTTCTCCTGCATGAATCGGGTTATTGTTAACGTCTGTATAAAATACAGGATCGCCAAAGGTTTCTGCTAGCTCTCGCTGTGATGTTAGCAGATATGGTCTTCCTGCATTTGCTGCTAATGTTCCTGGTGCAACACCTGTTCCACTGCCGTTTGGTTTATCCTGTGCAGTAGCAACAAATATCATCGGAACTGTGCCAGGTTCAGCTGGCGTATAGAATGATTCGTCGATTACTTGGACTTCTACACCTGGTGATACTAATGCCATGTTTATTCTCCTATGAGTCTCGCTTGTTAAGTGTATTTATTGCAAGACACCGAAAATACCCCTATAATAGCACCAGAAAAGGGACCGAAAAGGGCAGATAAATATCATTATGCGCCCTTTATGCAGATGTTGTAAACAAAAACCAGTCGCGATTAACTACTATAAGCAGGGTAAACCCTATTATAGAAGTAAATGCGAAGCCTGTGCTCGCTACGGATCAAAAGGTGGTAAGATGCCCAAGTGGCAGCAGAGAGGTTATAAGAAAAAATCTCATTGTGAGAAATGTGGTTTTTCGAGCAAGCATGAAGAACAGTTTGATGTCTATCACATGGATGGTGATTTAAACAACTGTCGAATAACTAATCTAAAAACCATATGCGCAAACTGCCAGCGAATCATTCAAAAAGAAGGATATCGCTGGCGGCAAGGAGATCTCATACCAGATCTTTAGCTCTGTGATTCGTCGTCTGCACTGTACGGATCAATATGCTTGATCAGTTGACTTATATTAAACTCAAGTTCTTCTAGAGATCCGTTATTGTCAATGGTGTAATCTGCCATCCACTGTTCTAAGCTCATACTAGTCTTTGCTTCAGGTGGCAAATGGTCTGACCTATCAACCCAAATAGCATACTCAAACACATCAGTGTTTTTCATAGCATGAAACTCTTTTTTGTTTCGAAGACCACAGTAAATGTCGTGTTCTTTAAATATCTCTCTACCTAAACGACTAGCATCAGGCACATTGTAATCACAGATTGCTTCATACCATTCTTGACGGTGGTTATGACGATCAGCGTAACACTGTTCTTCGTCCGCATATCCGTATTTGTCTTCGAGCATATCAAAAATAAATAGGCGAGAGCAGAACTTTGAACTGCTTTCGAAGCTGTATCCGTAGTGATCTCTGAGTATTTCACAGACAGTATCTTTGCCATGTCTGCCATGGCCTATAACTAACAGTTTTGGTTTCATAAAGCAATATTATGATATTACTAGATATTTGTCAACCTATTAAGAATCCGTAACCAGTTCCGCCAGCTGCTGCCATTTCTAGTTCTTTTTCAAGTTTTTCCATTTCCTGCTGTGCTTCTGCTTTGAGAGTGTCGCCGTTTAAACTAGTACCACCTTGCGGGCCTGCAATAGTAGCAAACTTCGAACGTGCTTCACCTAGCATATACTTACAACTGGCAAGTGTGTAATCTTTGATCCACTGACTGGCAAGATAGTCGTCTAACAACTGAAAGTCTGGACGATGATTGTAAACATATATTAGCACTTCTTCGTTTGCTCTAGGACGCTGTAGTATTGTGAGTTTTTTAGTAGTCGAGTTCCATTTGAACTCAATAAACGATCCAAACATTCTACCAACCAGTTCCTGATACCCTGCAAACATTTCATATGTTGCTAGGCCTCCCATTTGTGTACTTCCACTTAGCAGATAAGTGTTAGTATATGCTAGGTTAAATGGTTCAAAGATTGATGCTCCGCCGCCGTTTCCAGTTCTAGATCCGATGCTTCTTCTATACAGCTTTCTTACTTCGATTACTTCTTTTGGAAGTATATATTCATTTTGATCTTCTATTAAATCTAAAAATAGATAGGATTCTTCAACCGAGTGATCTGACTTTTGACGATATTTCGATAGTGATTTTTCAAAAGCAGTTTCATAATGTATCGGGTCTAGTTCAACATCAACCATTCCTCCGCCTAGAAACGCTTTTACATAATCAAATATTTTTTGCTTTTTTGTTGCTAAATCACTCATAGCGGACCTCCGTATTGTATTTATCGCATTCGATAAATATACATATGCCAAGATTAAGTTTATATAGGCCAGAGCGCGGTAATGACTACGAGTTCATAGACAAACAGATCTATGAAATGTTCACTGTCGGTGGTACTGACATTAACATACACAAATACATCGGTACTGACGACGGTAATGTTGTAAAAGATGAAACTCAGATTCAAGATATTTTGTTTTTAGAAAACAGAGATCGAAAGTACGACACTGATATCTATACTATTAGAGGCATTTACAATGTGCAAGACCAAGACTTTGATCTAAGTCAGTTTGGATTATTCTTAAGCAACGACACACTGTTTATGACTATTCACATTAGAGGCAGTGTAAAAGCATTAGGTAGAAAAATAATCAGTGGCGATGTTATCGAACTGCCTCACTTGAAAGACGAATACGCACTGAACGATTTTTCAAACTCTTTAAAAAGATATTATGTAGTTGAAGATGTAAATCGTGCTGCTGAAGGATTTTCACCTACTTGGTATCCACATCTCTATAGAATAAAACTAAAACAGTTAGTAGACAGTCAAGAGTTTAAAGATATCTTTGAAAGACCAGAAAACGAAGATATTTTTGAAGGTGAATATGATCCTACAAAAACATACACAGTCGGAGAGGTGATAAGATACAAAGGTATACTATACGAAGTAATCGTCGAAACTACTGGAAACTTACCAACAGATGAAAACTATTGGACAACTTATACAGATAATACCCTGAGAGATCTATTGAGCACATACGAAAGAGAAATGCAGATTAACGACGCTGTTATTTCGGAAGCAGAAGCAGACGCACCAAAGAGCGGTTATGAAATAGGTCATTACTTTACACTTGATGTTGACGAAGAAGGTCGTTATGAAATATACACTGCTGACATAGACAGCTTAGATGCAAGCACAGGACTTACTGCTGATATGATATTAGGTAAACCAGAAAGACAAGGATACCATGGATATCTTGTTTCTGAAAGTGAAACTCCTAACGGTGAACCATTTGGTGTAGGAACTTCTTTTCCATTTGATAACTCAAAAGATGATTACTTTTTGAGAACTGACTTTATGCCGAATCGACTGTTTAGATTTGACGGGCAAAAGTGGGTTAAAATGTACGATGATGTAAGAATGACAATGACCAATGGCTCAGATAGACAAACACAGCTTGGTACATTTATCAACAATGATAACACTGACGTTATTGCCGGTGAAACTGTTGTTGAAAAGCAGTCGTTATCACAAGCACTTAAACCAAAGGCGGATAACTAATGGATCACTTTTACGATGGACAGATAAGAAGATATGTAACTCAAATGGTTAGACTGTTAAGTAACTTCACTTACAAAGACAGTCAAGGAAACTTGAAGAGAGTTCCAGTAATGTACGGTGATTTGACTCGTCAAGTTGCAAATATTATTCGCGACAACTCAGAAAACAAAGTCCCCAGTGCTCCGAGAATAGCGTTGTATATTTCAGGACTTGAACAAGACCGAGATAGAACTTCAGACCCTAGTTTTGTTTCTAAACTACAGATTCGTGAAAGACTGTACGACGAAGAAAATCAAGAATATCTCAACTATCAAGGCAGAAACTACACTGTTGAAAGGCTAATGCCTGCTCCGTATACACTGAAACTCACAGCAGATATTTGGAGCAGTAACACTGATCAAAAACTTCAAATAGTAGAACAGCTTTTGGTATTGTTTAGACCCAGTTTCGAAATACAAACCACTGACAACTATATTGATTGGACCAGTCTAAGTGTTGTAAACCTAGAAGGAGTTACTTTTAGTAGTCGGTCGATCCCAGTAGGTGTTGATTCAGAAATAGATGTTGCACAACTTCAGTTTAGTACACCAATATATATTTCGCCGCCTGCAAAGGTAAAAAGAATGGGAGTTATTCAAAATATCATCACTAGTATATTTGATGAAGCAACTGGCAATATCAATCTCGGATTAAGTGGACCAGACTTGCTGTCATGGACCGATGGAACTACTGAACTGGAAACTGTAAGAAGCACTGTTGGATCTGGAAGAGATCGCGACGGCGACGGAGAAGGTGATGATGAAACTGTAGTAGATTACGGCGAGTTTCCAAGCAGAGGTACAGGAGAAATGGACATTGACGTTGAGTTTAGAACCAAACCCGTTGCCGGTAACAGACTTGTTTCGCATACCAGTCACCAAAACTACGGACTTTATGTACTAGGCGGAGTTGCAGAAATCATAGATGAAAATCGTATAGGAGAAGTAAACTGGAGAGAACTGTTTAACATTTATCCAGGATTTTACAGACCCGGACAAAGCAAACTATATCTAAGAACTCCAACATCTGCAAACTTTATTGTAGGTACAATCACACTCGACGATACTGACGAAACAAAAGTCAACATAGAGTTTGATCAAGATACACTACCTGATGACACTGCAATACCCGGGCCTGCTAGAGTAGAAAATGCGTGGACCAGTATCGACTATATTATCGACCCATTGAGATTTGATCCTAATCAAGACAAAACTTCCGGTGTTAGATTGCTGCTGTTAAGTAAAATCGGAGATAACGACAACGATGACGGTGCAGATGGTTGGAAAAACTCAGACGGTAGTGATTTTGTAGCAGGTGAAAACGATATTGTAGAATGGGACGGAAGTCGCTGGCATATTGTGTTCGACGCAAGTGAAGAAACAACTGTAAAATATATCTCAAACCTAAACACCGGATATCAGTATAGGTGGACTGGCGAGTTTTGGGTTAAGAGTTACGAAGGTGAGTATTCAAACGGTGCTTGGGAGTTAGATCTCAACGGATAACTATTTTTATGAATAGAATAGTTTGTAGTGGTGCTCTTTTTTACGCTTTAGATACCAAAAGGTTTTTGTTTATACACCGAACCCGCGGTAAGCACAAAGAACTCTGGGGGTTAGTAGGAGGCACTAACGAAGGGTGTGAAACTCCTTGGCAAGGATTAAGAAGAGAAATAGAAGAAGAAATAGGCACAGTTGATATCAAAAAAACCATGCCACTAGAATCGTTTGTATCAAATGACTCTGCATTCCATTTTCACACTTATATTACTGTTGTTGAAAAAGAGTTTATTCCAACCCTAAACGACGAACATGACGGTTATGCTTGGGTTACATTTTCAAAATGGCCCAAGCCTTTACACCAAGGCCTAAGAAATACACTGCAAAACAAAACTATTAAAAGTAAACTAGAAACAGTTTTGCAGGTTATTGATCTTATCGAACTTTAGTAAAGTGATAGTCACCGTCAACATCAGTAAGTGTAATAGTGTCAACCATACGATAACCTAGTTTGTCCATAAATGCAACTACATCTGGTATTTTCGGTGCACCTTCATTGTAGTCTTTGTGCTGTGCTTCAAGAATAATATCATTACAGTTCGTAATAGTTGCAAGTGCTCCACGAAGTACATCTATTTCTGCACCTTGAACATCGATTTTGATTAGATCAGGATAAGGAAGACCCATTTCGTGTACAACATCATCTAACACAAAAGTCTGCTTTAGAGTTCGATGCTTTTCTGTAAATGCTCCAGTAGTTTCTTTGTAATAAGAGTTTCCACCCGGATTATCCGCATCTTGATAAAACTCTACCAACTGTCTTTCGTTTGACAGAACTCCATGAAAGTATTTGTGTCCTGATTTTTCTAAAAACGGTTTTGCACTGTCGGCACCTTCGAAAAGTACAAACTCTGCTTCTGGCCATACAGTTTGTGCTTTCTTCCACCAATGTCCTACACATGCACCGATATCGTAAATCACCTTAGGCTTGATGTCCATCTTCTTAAGATACTCAAAATGAACTTTAGGTAATAGATCTATATCAGCAATCTTTTCAAGATGTGATTTAGGTTTAGATGTTGTATTATTTTTAGGTTTTTCTACAGGTTTAGCAGATATACTATCATT